ACCCATTGTTGAACGGCGAGTTCCTTTTAAGCCTTCTAACAGAGCTTCTTTGGTCTCGTCCCAACGGCTTTCTAAGAGTACTTTTGACATTTTATATTTCTCCTAAATGATGTCTTTTTTTTAAAGCCCTGCCAGACGTTTGATATCTATAACGTTATCACGTTGTTCCATATCAACTTCTTGTTTGGCAGCTTTATCCCCAGTAACTTCAGTAATAGTTGACTCAGTTAAGTTAGACTTTACAGTCTTTTTAACAGCGCCAGTATTTAGAACTGCTGGTAGATACTTATCGAAAGCGGCTTGCAATTTTGGTGTTTGCACGCTTTCTAGTAAGTTCTGCATTACTGCAGCCTTTTCTTCGTTCAATGTAGCGAGTAAACCGCCCATTGTTTTTTCACGAATATTAGACTCTTTGATAATGCGAACTTCACGTTCTTTTGATTCAACTAACTTTTTACCGTTGTTGATTTGTTTGATGGATTCGGCTAGTTGTATTTCTTTTTCTTCTAGCTGTGCCATTAGCTTACGTGTTTCTGCTTTCTCACTTAAGTGAGTGACGCTGAATTCACTTGCAAAGCTTTCAAAAATACGACGACCAAAATTGTTCTCACGAGCAATTTTAATGTCTTCTTTCAATTGGCCTAATTCACCCTTGAGTTGGCTTGTGACAACCGTAGTCAATCTTTTTGCAGATTCAGCGACAAAACGTGCTTTCAATGCTTCTAATTGTTTACGACCTTCAGCAACTAACTTAACCTTTGCTTCAACCACAGCTTGTTTGTCTTGTGTGAATTCTTTAATTTCACGTGCCAAAGCGTGAACAATAAATTGTTCTAACTTTTGCTGACTTTCCATTTGTAGTTTACGCTCACCACGCAATTCTTTGATTTCTTCAGCTAGTTTAGTAACCATAAAATCGTTGAATTTAGTTGCGTTCTCACGCAATTTATGTTGAGCTTTAACGCGGTCTTCGTTCATTGCCTGTCTTTCATTCTGGAATTCTTCAATTTCAGAACGTAGACCTTCACTGACCATTTTATCAAGGGCTTCTACCATCACGTATCTGTCGTGTTCATAACGTTGTGCGAATTCTTCTCTTAATTCTGCACGTACTTGCTCACGAGCTTCATTCAACTTAGATTCCCATGCCTCGTTTATAGCGACACCGGTTTCTTCGTTGATTAATCCACTCTCAAGTAATGGTTTGATAGCATCTAACATGCTTAATCCCCTTTGTTAATTTTGAGATCCTTGATAAGACGAACCACTTCATCTTTCAGATATCTCTGTACCTTCTTGTTGCCCTGTGCATCTTTTGCAATATCCAACATTCTATGACCATGCTTCATATTCATCATGCCTTCATAGATTGCTTTAGGATAAGCATTGGGTGCACTAGGTTGTGCAACAATATCCACAGTGACTATTTCAAAGTCACTCACTTTGCCGTCCATGTCATTCACGTTACCGCTACCACGACTTGAAACGCCGAGTTTCACACCACTCTCCAGCATAGTCTTAACTAATTCACCCATTGGAGTTGGTAAAATCTTTAACTTTCCGAAACCATTAGCACCATCCATCCACATACTAGTAATCATATGTGATACACGGTCTAAGTTAATCTTTAAGTCATCTGGGTGATCTACTTCACCCAATACAGAGTAACCACTTGTAATTTGCTCATTTAGAGTTTGAACAGCAGACTCAATTTCAGACACGGGGTAAACACGCTCATTTGCGTTCTTTACCCCGCCCTGAATGAAGATCCCTTTCATATAAAGGTTCTTCTTGTCGCCTTCACTGACAGATTCAACAACCATACCGGCTCGGTCAAATGTCAGATGCTCCTTGAGATACAAAGCCATTGCTCTCAGATTCCTTAAATGCGTCTTTTAGCAGTAGTTCTACGTGACTCTGCTACTGGACTACGAACTTTACCTGCTTCGTCTTTAGTGACTGGTTTAGGTGTAGATTCACCCTTTTCACTAAAGTTATTTTGAGCTGGAGCATTCTTAAATGATCCTGAACCCTTTACACTTGTCTCACCTTTAGAATAAGCATTGCTAGGTCCTTTTGGTCCTGTTGGAACTGCTTCAGATTGACCACTGAACTTAACTGGCTTGCTATCCATTCCAGCTTGACCACTGTTTGATAAACCTGGGCTCTTTGTTTGAACACCATTGTCACCGTGTGTTACAGCAACTTTCTTCAATGTGATAGCTTCCATCATGGCTTCTTCATCACCAAATGCATCTTCTGCACCTTCTTCGTCGGCTGCAAATTCATCTGCATCAGCTTCCATATCTGCATCAGCATCACCACCCATGATATCTTCAAACTCAGCCATTAATTGGTCTAATTTGTCTTCTAGGTCAACAACACGGTCTTCTAAACCTTCTTCGCCACCTTCTTCGTCGTGGTCAGCTTCTAAGTCGTGTGTAAAGTCTTCACCGTCTTCTTCAGCTTCATCGTCAAATTCAATATCGGATTCATCATCCTCTTCAGACAATCCTTCTTCTTCACTACCAATCTCGTCTAGTAAATCTTGTACTTGACCAGATGGTTGATTCATCATTTGCTCTTCATCCATCATTGTTTCATAAATTTCACGTGACTTTTCAACCACGATATCATGAAACAATGCTTTAGCTTGTTCTTCGTTCTCATTGATAATCAAATCAATAAGTTGTTCAAATTTTTTATTATCCATTGAATGTTCTCCTAAGTAAATGGCTTTGTAGAATTATTTAGTGCGTAGTCAGGAAAACAGCACAATAAGTGCTGTTTTTTTACGTTTTTGTTAAATTTGGGAGATTTAGTATAAAGTTTTTAACTTATACTTGAGGTTGCTCAGGATTAGGCTGAGCATATTGTGCATGAATTTTCTTTAAAGAGTTTGCTTTTTCATAATTTCTAACATCATTCATCTTACGTAATTTGCGTATCTGACGTAATGTTAATTTAGTTTTACGGCTTTCTCTCCATTTTGGTTTGCTGTTATCAGACTCAACATCTTGGTAACCAGGAATAGCGGCGTCAAACATCTCAAATAATTTCATATGTTTATTTATCTTAAATCTGTCCAGGAGCACCACCCGGTACATTACCTGCCATACCGCCTGCTTGTCCAACCGGTCCGGCTACTTCCATATCATCTAAACCAGATTCTGGCTCAGGGGCATTCATATCTTCGCCAGTTTGTGCATCAGCTTCAATATCACCCACTGATACACCAATACTACGCAAATCACTACCTTGTGGCTCAATCTCAATCTCTTTATCATTTTCTTCACGCCACATTTTTTCGTTCTTACTAATTTCTTCTTCAGTTAAGCCCAAGAATCGTTCCATAGCAAAACGTTTAGATATATATGGATACTGTTCAATTGCAGTAAATGAACCAATACGTGCAGTATCTAATTCACTTTGGCGATAAGCGGCAAAGTTTTGTGGTGGATTAAATTGCAATTGAAATAAACCACTATCAATATTCAAACCTCTCCAACGTAAGAATAACTTAAATTCTTCATCTAGCTTTTGGCTAATATACTTTTGTAGTCGTTCACAATATTGATTGAAACGAAACTCTTGTATCATAGCTGTACCAACTCGACCATCACTCATTGGAGTAGGATTATCATCTGGTCCAGTTGGAAGATAGCTACTTGGCACACGTAAACCACGTGCTAATCTGTTGTTAAAGTAACGCAAGTCATCAATCTCACCCAAATTCTGTCCACCGGGCAACACCTCAACACTTGATCCTCTTCCGTCAGCAGTAACTGGGAAGAAGTAATCTTCATTCATACTTAATGGATTATAAGATGCATCAACTACACTACCACCACCATGTGTACTTGGAATACGTCTTTGGTGAATCTCATTCTTAATACGCTCAACAAAGGCCATAGCTAAGTGACTTGGCATATTACCAACGTCAATTTTAAACATTCTACGTTCTGGAGCACGTTGTACACGATAGATTAATACCGCATCTTCTAATAATTCTTTTTGCTTATAAACTTTGAAAATATTTTCTAAGATAGATTGACCAAAAGGCCAAAAGCGGTCTAACCCTTCGGTTAAGCTTAAATGAACAATGTGTTTGGCATCAATAGCTGATTCACTTTGCCCTAAAGTAAAACGACTTCCGGATGTGTTATATGGCATACTTGGAACAGTATATCCGCCACCACTACCACCTCCACCAGAACCACCTAATCCAGTTGCCGGATTAGCGGCAAAGTCTGTATTTGTTTTTTGTGCTACAGTTAAGTTCTGTAAGTTAATGTTAATGTCTTTTATAACATATTGTTCAGGCTTTTTACCTTCACTTTCGTTGACAATAACTTTAATAATCTTAGTCATATCTATCCAATATAACTTAAAGTTTTCCGGGTCACGTACAAATACTTGATCACCAAACTTAATAGTATTACGGAAGATTTTGAATGTTCTAGTGTCAAACTCATTGAGTTTGCACCATTGTTGAAGTTGTGTTTTAAGCATTTCAACTTCGTGTTGTGTTGGTTCATCTTTGAAATCTAAGTCAAAGGGAGTTTTATTATGTTCATTTGTTTGAGTGCTAAACTCTGAAATAATATCTAAGCAAGCATTAATCTCAGCATCTACGTCCATCATTTCATATTGATTATATCGTTCAATACGGTTTGGATGACCTGTATATACTTCCGGAAGACGACTACGATAGTTCTTGTAACCAAAATCTTGGCTGTTCATTCCTTGCCCAGTAGGACCATTTACACCAGCATTGCCATTCCAAGCTCCGGTATTATTATTAAAACCTGAAATTGGACTGGAAATGCCAGATTTGTTTGAGAAGCGTTTTTTGTAGGTCATATTAAGATACTTTATCTAGTATTTAGCGTTAAATCATAGATTGCTTATTAAAATCTTCTTGTAAGTCGTTACCTGTATCCAATTTATTAATAACAGTATCTAATTTATTTGCCAACATTTCAACCATTTCTTGTGTAGAGTCATTTCTAGGAGTAGGAGCTACTGTTGGATTAATTGCAGTACTTAGTTTAGTAATCAAATCTTGCTGTGACGTTTGTTGCTGTTCTAGTTGTGATTTGATTAGACCATTTACATCTGGAATAGCTGTAGGTGCCTTTGTTTTAAAAATATCAGCTAAATCAATTACAGCCGTTCTGTAAGAGTTTTTATCAAAACCATTCTGAATGTTCGTAAGATCAGGTGTTTTATCTGTTAATTTTGGAATAGGATTAACTGGTTTTTCTATTGGCTTATCTACTAGCTTTGGTACCGGTGTGATTGATTTCTCTATCGTTTTTTCTACTACTTTTGTCGTAGGAGTAACTAGATTGTCTATTGGCTTCTCTATTATTTTCTGTACAGGTACTATTGGTTGATCAATTGGTTTCTCTATTATTTTCTGTACTGGTACGACTGGTTGATTTACTGGCTTATCTGTTAATTTTGGTACAGGTACTATTGGTTGATCTACAATTTTCTCTACTACCTTTTGTGTAGGTACTATTGGTTGATCTACTGGCTTATCTGTTAATTTTGGTACAGGTACTATTGGTTGATCTACTGGCTTATCTGTTAATTTTGGTACAGGTACTATTGGTTGATCTACTGGCTTATCTACAATTTTCTGTACAGGTACGACTGGTTGATCTACTGGCTTATCTGTTAATTTTGGTACAGGTACTATTGGTTGATCTACTGGCTTATCTACAATTTTCTGTACAGGTACGACTGGTTGATCAATTGGTTTCTCTATTATTTTCTGTACTGGTACGACTGGTTGATCTACTGGCTTATCTGTTAATTTTGGTATAGCAGATGTTTGCTCTATAGTTTTATCTAACGTAATAGATACATCTATCTGTTTTTTATCTGCAACTGCAACTTGATCTTGTTTTTTATCGATTGATTTTTGATCAATTATGGTTGTTGGTGCTATAGCGTCAAACAATTTGCTAAATTGTTTTTGTTCATTACCTGATATTGTTTGATAAGTGTCAAACAATTTACTGACTAATCTAACGGTTGGGTTCAATAATTTAGCAACTTCTAACAACTTTTCAGTAGTTGACATTTCATCAGAACCAGCAACACCTGCTACGGTGTTCAACGTCATTACTTTACTCAACCCTGGAATATTTTTAGATAATAGATTTATTAATAATTTTTCCGGATCAAGTTTGTCAGTAAGCTTGTTTGTTAAAGCATCTACTAAAGGATTATTAGTAGCATTGTCACCCATAATCAAACGTAAGTCTTCTGCTAAAGCTTTATTTGATGCTGTTAATCTATCCAAACTAGGCATTGATACTGGAATATTTCTACCTTTTGGTAAAGGAACAAATGCCTCATTCATTCCTGCTTCGGCCGCTTGTACTAGCGTGCCTCCCGGCTGAGATTTAATGATACCACCATCTTTCATTACCTCAACGTGGAAATGTTTACCAGTAGAGCCTTTACTTGGGAAGTTATATTCATCTAATACTTTAGATGCTCCTAAATCTTCAATTTGTCTTTTTATGGAGTTAGCTTCATCAATATCTTTTGGTGGATTTTTTAATACAAAATCTAATGCTTTACCTTCTCGGTGTTTACTAGGTATTAAGTTTCCGTTCTCGTCTTTCCTAGTCTGATGGAATTTATCATTTAGTGCTGTAAATGTTCCTTCGGGTAAGATTTCATTAATTTTTTCAGCAATATCTAATAATTTTGCGTCAGCTTTTCCACCTTGAACCGCTTGACCACCTTGACCACCTTTTAGATTTATTTTCTTAAGTATATCATCTTCACGTCCGGCAACTTTTGTTCCCAAATTATTGGATGCAGTAGCCCTAGCTTGATCACGTTCTAACTCTTTTACTGTTTTGGGTCCGGTTGGCGCGGCCGGTGTTGGGGCACCAGTCGCAGGTGGTGTTGGTGCACTGGTAGTCGCAGGTGGTGCTATAGCCGCACCTGCATCAGTTGCATATTTCTTAGCTTGTTCTAATTCGGCACGTGTCTTTTCTAGATCTCCGCGAATTTTGTCAGCATATGCAGTGCCTGCTCCGGGTCCCATTCCTCGTGATTCTAGCTCACGTTTCATTTGGTAACCTTTATTAATTAGAACAGAACGTTCTGCTTCTAACTTTTTAACTAGTTTATCTTGTTCAACCCGTTGAGTTTGCCAAGACTCTATATCTTTTGCTGATGAACTTGCAGTTGGTCTATTTTTTGCTATATCATTTAATTTGTTTTTTGCTTCTTGATATTCTTTATCTTTTTTGTTTGATTCTTCATCATTTTTAATTTTAGCTTCTCTTAAACTTACTTCTTTGGCTAATGCTGATTCTAACTTACTGGCTTGTTTAGTTAAATCTTCTACATCTTTTTTAAGTTCTTCTGGAGTTTTAAATAAATGTCGTATATCAGGTCCACCAAACATATGTGATAAGTTGGCAAAAGTTTTACCAAGCGACATTGTGGCTTTCATTAACAAGGTAAATCCACCGGTAACAGGTCCGCTTATTATTGCTGTTAATTCATCTAGCCCTTTCCTAAATGCTAATTCAGTTGCAAGCTGTGCATTCTGTGCGTCTTTGGCAGCGTCTTTAGGACCTAATCCGGCTTTTTTGGCTGCAATTTCGTCAGCATTTAATTTTCGTTGTGCTAAGAATTGTTTTTTACCTTCTTCAGTTTTTAGTTTATCAAACTGTGCGGCAGTTTCACGCATCTTATTATCAACGCCAAAATCTTTTTGAAGTTCTTTACTGCTTTCTCCAAATGCACTAGCGGCATTACCAAACATTTTACTAAATCGTCTAGTAGCCTTAACTTGACCTTCTAATAATTCTACTTCCTGACTTCTACCGGCATTCATTTCTCTATTGTGTTTAGCAACATCAATACCTGCCATTAATAATTTAGCATTAGATTCAGTATAAACAGTTGCACCGTCAGTTGAAATACTTTGCAAAACTGCGGCTGCATTGGCAGCACTCATGGTACTTACTGCAACTTTTGCATACGCATCTTTTTGGTCAATTGTAGCTTTAATAGCATCAGCTTGAGCGGTGAGTTGTTTTTTACGAGTTTGATCTTGTTCGTTAGCCGCTTGTTCTAATAAAGCTTCTCGTTTCATACTTTGATTGGCTTTATACTGATTAAAGTTCTCATCCGCATTAGCTATGTCTAACGCTTCTTGTTGTTTTTGAACAGAAATTCCAGTTAATGCGGCCAATTCAACTAACGAATCAATGTATTTGTTTGCTTCTTTACGTTGTCCTTCAGTTGATTTAGTTATTATCATACCGGCAGCAGTCTGCTGCCTGATATAAGTAGCTTGTAACTTTGTATATTGCTCTTGGCTAATACCTAAATTGTTAAAACCATCACGTTGTGCTTGTGTTACTGTAGCAAGTTTTGAAAATTGAACAACACCTTTACTAGCTGAACCTCCCATAGCTATTAAATTAGATCCTAAATCTTTAGTAATGTCAGTAAATTTGTCTAAATTTTCGGATGTATAACCAGCATTCTGCCCTAATTTTCTAATGTCATTGGTAGTTAATGCGCTTGTTGCACCTACTTCGCTTAAGCTATCGTAGGACTTAATCATCGCATCATTTTGCTTGAATACGTTACCTACAAAGAAACTTAATACATCAATTACTGCAGTAAAACCCTTAAATAAAAGCTTTATTTTAATAGAAGCATTAGGGGGTAAAAATGATCCAACTAAATCTGTTATACCTTTAGCACCAGCACTAACGGTCGACTGGTATTTGGACATTGAATTAGTAGTATTAATTAATGAAGATCCAAAAGCCTTTAAGGTTGCTCCTGCATTGTTTAAACTAGTTTCTAAATTTCTCCATTGTTTGGTCGAATTGTTTTTTTCTTTAGTCTCGGTATCTGCGGCTTTTGCTGTGTTTTTAAAACTTTCAATCAATGCATCTACTACTTCTTTGCCCTCTTTTTCACTGACAGCCAGCCCTTTTGAGGCTGCTAGCATTTGATTAATAGAAGCAGTACTTAATACCAATGCCGGAATCATACTGGCCATAGCATCACGCATAGACTCGTATTTTTCGCTTAATTCTCTAATCAATTCTGGATCAATATTATTATCAGCCATGTTTTACCCACTAAATAGTTTCAATTGTATTTAGTATTAGGCAAACGCCATCTTTTAGGATAATTTATGACTTTAGAACACAACCCATTAAAACAGTATTTTCGTAGACCAGCCATTTATATTACCCTGCCCAGCAAGGGAAAATTCTATGAACCCGGAGTTATTAACCAAACTGAAACAGGTGAACTACCCGTTTATCCTATGACAGCTATTGACGATATCACATCAAAAACACCAGACGCATTGTTTAATGGGTCAGCCGTAGTTGAACTAATAAAAAGCTGTATTCCGGATATTAAAGAACCTTGGAAAATTAATAGTATTGATATGGACGCTGTATTGATTGCTATTCGTAGTGCATCCAATGGTAATGACATGGAGATTGAAACCGGCTGTCCAGCTTGCCAAGAAGAATCCAAATATAATGTAAACTTAGTTGGTATTCTATCCTCACTTAAATCCGGCAATTACAATGATGAGTTACTAGTCAACGATCTTTATATTAAATTCAAACCATTAACATACAAAGAAATGAATCAGGTCAACTTAAGTCAATTTGAATTGCAAAAAATGTTTGCAAACATTGAATCACTACAAGATCCAGTTGAACGTGCAAACAAAACAAAAGAAGCACTTAGTATGATAACTAATGTGACTATGAAAGTTTTGGCTAGTACTATTGAGTATATCAAAACTCCATCAGCCATAGTAGATAACATTGAGTTTATTTTGGATTTCTTAGAAAATTGTGACAAGATTGCATATAACTCTATTAAAGAATACCATGAAAAAATCAAAGAAGATGCTGAGTTGAAACCATTGAAAATAAAATGTATCCATTGTCAACACGAATATGAAAAGAGCTTCACATTAAATGTGTCTGATTTTTTCGGTTAAGGCTTCTGTACTTAAAGCCTGAAGAGATACAGAAGCTGATAGATGATATGGAAAAAGAATGTTCTGAGATAAAGAAAAATGCATTAACTTTATCTTGGTACATGAGAGGTGGAATATCCTATGAAGATATTTTAAATATGTCTTTGGATGAACGTAAGCACCTAAGTGAATTGATTAATAGTAATTTAGAAACAACTAAGAAATCAGGGCTACCATTCTTCTAACTAATCCCGTAACTGTTCATTTATCACATCGGGATATCTTTGTAAAGATGAACTTCGTTCATCTAAGAACTCACTTCGTTCGTTCTTAATCTTTACGGTTAATTATTGTTTTTTACTCTTTATAATATAAGGATTATATTGCCGCTTTGAAGCCATGGTAGTGCTATTCAGCACTACCAATGGTTAAGGGTATTTGCCATGCCCGTCATCCTTTGTTATCTTTTCCCCGTCTAATTAGCTATTTGTTGCTACTAAACGCTACCGGTTGCTCTGTAAAGTTATGGGACTGTAGTGAAGCTATCAATGGTCTTTCAATTGATTCTTCAGCAACGCACTTCTCACCCCGCAAAGATAAAGTAAGGGTGAGCTTGTTGAGGGTTCGCTTTGTCGATTGCCCTCTCGGTATTCCATAGTTATCACTAACTATGCTTACTCCAGATCCATCAGCGTTTAACCGCATCTTCAAGGAGGTCTGACAAACTCAGACAACAGATTTTTATTTTAATTAAGTTGTTGGGATATTAATAACAGCTGGGTTTGACGTGGTGTCTGGTGTACCTGAATAGGTTTTTAATAATGTACTGTTGTGTTTGAAAAAGTCATCAAATTCAACGATTAACCAATCGCCAAACTTGCTTGACGAATAATAGACAAAATTGTCTGTTATCCAAGTTGAGCCGCATTGCACGGCAACATAACGACCTTTTCTATTAAACTTCATAAACAATAAATTTACATCACCCTCTTCGGCAACATCCATTAATTGTTCAATCCATGTATTTATTACTTTACAGTCGCCTGAAAGTAGTAAGTGAAAAGGAAAATCTGCATAGAACTTACATTCAATGTTCATTTTACTAAAACTTTGAC